ATTCCTTGACCTTGCAGAAGTTTCTTTCTGGATTCTTGCAAGCAATCTCAGCGTCGATGGAGAATGCTTCGGTCGCATCGGCGCTCAGGAAAGGATCATGCGTTGCGTCACCTCTCCTGCCGCAGTAGTTTCCGTACCCCCATTGCACGGATGCGGTGTAACCATTATCGAAGGTGATCTGGAATCCCGGCCTGAAATTTACAGCCGAGAACATCGCCACCCTCGGGCGATCTTCAGTCATGAGTAGTATCTGTCTCCCTTCATCTCCAGGGAGCCGGGATTCTCCTCTACAACAGCGAAGAATCTGGTTTCCCCGTCAGGTTCCGGCAGGAAATCGTCATCCAGCCCTCTGGCTTCAAGCCATTCGGTCTGTCTAAGGCAATGTTCACCATACGCCCTGCGTTCCTGCTTATTTTGCTCATCCGCCAGCAGTTTTACCTGCTCCAAGGCAGCTTCAGCCGCAATCTCTGCGGGATAGTGTTGGTATGCCACCAATGTGGTGTCTTCACCCCACCATCCACCCTCTTCAGGCCCCCCGTAGTATGGGTCCGACCTGTAGAGTGAGACGTAGCTTCCTTTAGCGGGCTGAGCCTCATCGCATACTGCGAAGAATGCTTCAGTCAGCACCCGTCTACCCCTTTGCCTTTTCCTTCAGAATTTGCCGAACCATCTCGGCAAGATCGGGCGAGAGATTCTCGGCGAATTCCCTTGCCGTTGCGATCTCCTTGGCTTCCCGAAGCAAGCGAAGGAGCTTCGACAGGCGGAAGTCTTCCGATCCGATGTTGTCGAGGAGGATTTCAGCGAAGATTTCGCTGTTCTCCCGCATCATGCGGCTGAGGAAGTTTAGACTTAAAGTCCTCCTCTTCCCTGCCATTATCGCGCGTCCATCTTCGATAGCCTTGAGACTATCGGGGTCCATATGCCCCCCCTTCCTAGCGGTGGCGCTTTGCCCACCTGTCGAAATTGGCATCCAAGTCAGCCTCAGATACCCCAAGCCTGAGAGCCTCAAGCGCCAGACGAACATCGTCTGACATTCTTGCGCTCCCTAGAGTCACCTTCGGTCCCGAGAAGTCAGGAGCAGGCTTCGACCGCTTCTGATCCCTGGTGAACCGAGGGTGCTTGTCAAGCATTTGCTTGAACGTCATGGTACTCATTGGTACCTCCCGTATGTAGGGAAAAAGCCCCGTTCGGATTACCCCTGCTGGTGGGGCTAGGCCAGCCTTGATCCCGCCGATGGCCCGAGGGCGATGGGCGGGGCTACTTGGTGAAGACGTTGAGTCCCACCTTGATGCCGGTCGAGCCGATGGGCTGCGGACCAGCAGAGGTAGCCACGATCTGGGTCTTGCCGCTCTTGGACGGACCCATGCGCTTCGTGAGGTCGAGCTTCAGGGTGAGGATGTCACCCTTCAGGTCAGCCTCTACGTTCTCGCCTAGTGAGAACTTCATGCTTATATTCCCTTCATGTCATGCACCATTTAAGGGTGGTGCTTTCCCTGGAAATTGAGTTGCCCCACTACGGAGTCGAACCGTAGGTTTCCGCTCAAGCCTGCTCAACTGGAGTCCTATTGGACGGAAGTTGTGTCCGCCTAGCCAGTAGCTAAGCTAGCCAAGCTTAGCTTTAGCTTCGGCCCGGGATGGCTAGTCCTATGTGCAGAACTTATAACATTTCGCCTACACATATTTTGCGGTGTCTTTGCCCATTAGACGATGAGGCATAAAATTGGCTGGGGTTAGTGCCGTGAGGTTCCACCCTTAACCCTAGTCTCGCGACACTCATTACCTGGGCTTCTTTTGGATGACCCCAGCGTGCAATTATGGTCGATACACCCAACACCATATGCATCGAGTGTTGCCCAGCAGCCTACGGCTGCACTTCGGGCACCTAGTAGGCCAAGCCAACTGATTCTGCATATGCTATTAACTCCGTATGGCTAGCAGTAGTGCAAAGAAGAAGAATCTGTCCACTAAAGAGCAGGCTTTCGCAGAAGCCATCGTAAGTGGCCGATATCCCACAACAGTTGAGGCTTATCGTAGTGTTTATACCGTAGGGGAAAACACCCAGCCAAAGACCGTAAGGGATGCTGCGTCTAGAGTGCGGTCACGCCCCGGTGTCGATGCGGCCATCAATCGGATGAGGGCACGGCATGAAACGGAGCGTGCGAAGTCTGTTGTCGGCACGCGCAACTACGTCCTGCGGTCACTCCGAGAGGAAGCAGAGGGAGAGACTGAGGGCGCTAGTGCTAGCTCCAGACTGAAGGCCCTAGAGCTACTGGGTAAGAGCATCGGGCTGTTCTCTGATGTGGTCGAGACTAAGGCACGTGAGCCCGAGAGCCAAGAAGAGATTGTGGCTACGCTGGAAGCGATTCTAAGGGGTGATAGCGAAGGCTAGACGCAAGAGTGCCCGGGGAAACGGCAATCAAGCCTTCCCCAGGCACCCTACGTCTCTAACCTACGTAGTCGCCGTTCTTATTGCGGCGAATTACCCCCAGTTTCGGCCTCTGGTAACTTGTACCAGTTGCGAGGGTATGCTTCTCGATTGGCCCGGCCCGCTTAAATCCCTTCAACCAGAAGGGATCACAGGATAGGTTGCTGTCGATCCGCTCGCGGAATTCTACTTTCCGACCAGAGTCCAGCGTCATATCTGACACCGGGCTGGGAACCGTGGGGTGTGCAGGCAATGAAGCCCGATACTTCTCCCACTTCTCCATAAGCCGCCGATGCTTTCGGAGCGCCCGCCTACGGTCCCTCGCGTTCATGCGCAGAAGAGTCTGCACTTCACGCTCGGCCCCATCGGTAGCAGCCTTCACCTTTCGGCCAATGCTGCCGTCCCTGCGGGTGGCTTGTCCTGAGCGGATTAGTTCATTCCGCTTAGAGAGAAGCCTCGGCACCTTCCGGTCGGAACGCTCCGCGCGCCTAGCACGCTCACGTTCCACCATAGTTCGACTCTACTTTCTTGGCCCTATACCTAGGGCATAGTGTCTATGTTCTAGCTTGTATAACAACCATATTTCTACGGTATGAAGGCAGTCTAACCGATCCAATACCGTCCACAATAAGGCAAAAACACTAAATTTCAAAAAAAGATTCACCCTAGCCATCTAGGGTGTTTACCCGCCCGACCAGGGTCGCCCGCTTTGGGGGGATTTCACCACACCCTCCCGAGGGGACTGCTGTTGTGGGGGTTTCACCACACCAGGCTCGTCTCCCCGCAGGGACCACGATTGTGGTGAAACGCCCCCGGAGGTAAACACCCCCTACTCGCAAAAGTGTCGGGGGGGACCCCCCCTGAGAACGGGCCGTGGTCCCGGGCCGCATAACACTGTATTCCAGCCGAACGATTTGGGTCCCATACCCCACCCCCCCTATACTTTTGTATTACACAAAAAATACTATGTGTGGGATTTTGGTTTGGGTCCCTGGATTAGTATTCGTTATAATATTTTTATGATTAACGAAGAAGAGATTCGCAAGAACTTCAGGTGGGAGCAGGGAGTGCAGTACACGTTAGATATTGGCGTAAGCCGTGAGCAATTCAAGAAAGACCTTGAGGCTATGGAGCGCGATATGCGTAACCGTAGGCCGATGCGTTATATGGCTAATCGGATCATGAGTGTATTTGACGATCCGTCAAATAAGGATGAGCCTGACGTAAGGTACCCTACGCAGTTAATTAACCCTTATGATCGGGACGATGACATAGGTACTTGACAAGTTGTCAAGGGGGGGCTAGTGTTATAATGTCATACGTTTATTTAACCAGATAGTTTTCTTACCCCCTTTCTAGGAACTATCTGGACGAGGGCACCTCCTGTCGGCGAGCAGTGGGGTGCCCTCTTATTATGTAGTTAACTTAAGTATCATGGTGTATGAATTACCCTAAAGGGTAATTCATTAGTTAACTTATATAATGTAGTTAACTACATAGGGGGGTTTGTGGTTGCCCGAGTTGAATCCTGAATCTGAAAACTCGATCACTAAAGCTCTTGAAGAAGAGGGCATTTCCTACGACGAACTAATGAACAAGATTCCTTCTCTTGAATCGGAAGAGAGGGAGATGGTTCTTAATCTTCTGAAGAAGTTTGCATCGGTTCAGGACAGGAATGCCAAACAGACTTCATTCTTAAAGTTTGTTAAGGAAGTGTGGCCTGCTTTCATCGAGGGCGCGCATCACAAGAAGATGGCTGAGGCTTTTGAGAGGGTGGCTTCTGGTGAGTTGAAGAGGCTCATCATTAATATGCCCCCTCGTCATACGAAGTCTGAATTTGCTTCGTACCTTCTGCCCGCTTGGTTCCTTGGACAGCAGTCGACAAGGAAGATTATTCAAACGTCTCACACATCCGAGCTAGCAGTTAGCTTTGGTCGGAAGGTAAGAAATCTTGTGGGGTCAGAACCCTACAAGAAGATATTCCCTGGGGTTTCTTTGCGGCAGGACTCCAAGGCAGCAGGGCGGTGGAATACTTCTGAAGAGGGGGAGTATTTTGCAATCGGGGTCGGTGGTGCTGTAACTGGAAAGGGTGCTGATCTCCTGATCATCGATGATCCTCATTCTGAACAGGAAGGTCAGAGCGGGGACCCTGCGATATTCGACCGTGTATACGAATGGTATACGTCCGGTCCAAGACAGAGGCTTCAGCCCGGTGGCTCCATCGTGATCGTTATGACGAGATGGTCGCAACGAGATCTTACCGGAGCAATCCTGCAAGCCTCCGCTGAAAGAGTAGGCTCAGACGAGTGGGAGGTCATCGAGTTCCCAGCGATTCTTCCATCGGGCAGATCTCTCTGGCCCGGATACTGGAAGCTAGAGGAACTTGAAAGGATTAAAGCTGAACTGCCTGCCTCAAAATGGTCAGCGCAGTATCAGCAAGATCCCACAGCCGATGAATCAGCCATCATCAAAAGGGGATGGTGGAGAGAATGGGAAAAAAGTGATCCTCCCCCGTGTGAGTTCGTCATACAGAGTTGGGACACAGCTTTCCTGAAAACAGAAAGGGCGGATTACTCAGCCTGCACGACGTGGGGAATTTTCTCCCATGAATCCGGTAAGGGTGGTGCTGAGGTTCCGAATATTATCTTGCTTGATGCGTTCCAGAAACGCATGGAATTTCCCGAGCTAAAACAAGTTGCCATGAACGAGTGGACTAAGTGGGAACCGGATGCCTGCATCATAGAATCTAAAGCAGCAGGAACCCCTCTCATCTTTGAACTCAGGCAAATTGGCATCCCCGTATCCGAATACTCTCCCTCCAGAGGCAATGATAAAGTTGCAAGAGTGAATTCGGTTTCAGATCTATTCTCCTCAGGCGTTGTATGGGTGCCGAGAAAGAGATTCGCAGAAGAAGTAATCGAACAGTTCGCAGGGTTTCCCGGCGCTGCTGCTCACGACGACCTAGTAGACTCAAGTACCCAAGCCCTGATTCGTTTCAGGCAGGGAGGATTCATCCCGCTCCAGTCCGATGAAGTAGATGAGTTCCAGCCTAAACGAAAAGCGGAGTATTACTAATGGGTAAGAAGAAGAGGCTCGATCCCGATAAAGCCACATCGATATTTGAAAGGATCGTTCGTCGGCTGGCAGATCCTGACGAAGCTGATTATCAATCCCATAATCTATTGAATCATATGGGAAGAGTTCGCTTCGCTGAATCGGAAGGTGGAACCGTTAGCGACTTGAGTAAAGAACATTATGTGAAGGGTCAGTACCAATTTAAATATTTTGACCCCAAAAACCCTGAAGGGCAGCAAGCTTTTAGGACTGCTCTAAACAGGGCAGAAGATAGCTACTTGAAAATTGGAGACAATAAGGTTCCCGATTGGGTATACGAGGCAATGGAGCATAATGATCCGGATCTCTTAACGGATGCCCAATCCGATGAACTCTATCTTGCAAATCTTGATCAAATTGAGGGAAGCGACAAATACTTAAAGCGGATTTTGCAAGATAACGATCCCCATGCTGGGGCTTATGTTTACGAAAATTATCACCACACCACTCCCGGTATTGTTAATAGTAGTCCACGTCTTCAGGGGATATTCGGAGTTCTTGATGATGGCAAGGGTGGGCTCATTGATACATACAAAATTCCTGAATCTCCATTCTACCGAGGAGTTGGTGGATATGGACGTTCGGCTCTTGAATTTAAGTCTGGCGGATTTATTCGACCCAACCCGGGTAGGAAGCTTATTTAATGGCAATTGAACCTGCACTAGAACCGAATGCTC